TTATTCGAATAAGGATTCAAAATCATCCATGGTGGTATATGTATCAAAGTTAATGAACCCGGGTGAGCCGATATAACTGGATTGCAGGACTACCTTGACCTTTTCGGGGTCTTCCCTGATCTCCTCGCTGGCTTTGGGATACTGGGTGACGATAACTGGGTACTGCTTAACCAAGGTGCCAAATTGAATGAACTCGATATAGAACTTGCCTTCCTGGGTTAGAAAATAAGTAAAAGCGCTGAACTCCTCGGGATACTGAATCAGCTCTATGGTTATGGTATCTTCCCTATAGGACTCCCTCTGGTGGATGATAGTGGGATCAAAGGCATTCTTTTTCTCTATCCTGTACTTGAGCTTGGGAGCATATTCAATGACCGCTTCCTCCACTGTATAGATGCTGTGACCGCTGTTATCGACCCGAATCATGCGAAATCCGCTCATAACTGCCATGCCTTTAGCTTGTATTCATCATTGATATAGTCCCGTTCCACCTCAGTTACGGCATAGACTATACCCTGTATCCTGAGCTTGGACTGGAGAGATAGGCTGTATTTGGCTATCTGGTCGATGGTCAGGTCGATGCTCCACTTGGAGTCGTGGAAGTCGATCAGATACTGGCTAATCAGGGACTGAAGCATGGTGGTGTCACCAGATAAGGTTTCCAGGATGGATGTATCGGGTTTCTCCTGGTTACTGCGTTTTTTAAGCAGGGAAACGACATCCTCATCTGCTAAGTCTATAATTGTAGTGGAATAGGAGTCCTTGTTCTTGAAGATGATATTGCCGTAGTTATCGGTAAAGATGGCAGCATTATAGAGCATCAGGGCTACCTGCAACACCTTCAGGTCATTGGTCTCCTCAGCCTTATACGTCTCATACGCCTTACCCGGATGGAAACGGGTGGGAAAGGTATTGCCATTATCATAATGGGCGGCTACATACTGATTAACAGCTTGACTGGTGCCATAGGGATTACCATAGATAGTACCGGTCGAGGTTAGAATATCCAGTTGGCTTTCAGCGATTCCATTATCGACAAAAAAAGCAATGAACTCCTGCTGACTGCTATCCAAGTCTGCCAAGGTATCCACCCAGGTGGTCTTCTCATCATATTCAAAGACTTGGGGACAGATGTTGTTAAAGAACCTGCATATCCTTCCTCTATATAATGCCTTATACTTGGTACTAGCAGGATTGGGATAGGTAGCTTTGATGACCTTCTTATAAGCAAAGACATAGGTAATGCGGTTGGCAACATTATCAACCAGATAGCCATGCTTGGGTGCCGCCCAGGAGGAACTGTCGAAGCTGTAGGTCCAGCCTCCCCCGGAGGGTAAGGTCTGCATATCGTTATACATGACCTGGGCTAACATCAGGTCACCGGTGTGTAGCATAGGCAGACTATATAAGTTGTAATAGCTGATATCTATAGGTATCCTCTGCTCGATGTCCTGGATGAAGTAACCCAATGCCCATTCCGGTTGATACCCGGATGTCAGGCTGTAATAGTGCTTAAGGTCAGAGTAAATGGATAGCAGCTTAATCTTATCGTAACAAGTGATCTTGAGGATACCCGTGGAGATATCATAGCTCAGTTGTGAGGTATCGATGATCCCACCAAAGAACTGATTGCCGTCCCGGTAGACCTTGACTTCGTAGATACTGATATACCTTTCATGCTCATTCGCTCCAGCTAACAGATAGGTATTGATCCAAGTGGTTGGGAAACACTCAAAGACCAGACGCTTGGGCTCTCTGGAGTAATTGGAGACTGATGCCAGCTTATCTGAGGATACAGACAGAGTAATTATCTGCCTGTCGGTAGCTGTATCAACCAGGCTATGCTTAACCTGACCGTAATCGGCATCATCGGTCTTACCCTTGATAAAGTCCACTCTGAACAGGTTAGCCATTAGACTTCACTCCTGATCAACTTGCCGGTATCGGCTATCTCACTGACCCGGACAGGATCATTACTGAGAGGATCAACATGGATATCTATTATAGGTTTGGAGTCCCTCAGGTTCTGTTTCATTTCAGTGATTTCCGACTTCAGGTCAGTCATGATCTCAATTAAGGCACTTATACCACCTCCAGAGCCAATGCTGCCACCTGAGGCATAAATTGACGAGACATTACTCGGTATGGGTATATCAGGGATAGGCAGTCCGGCAAAGGCTAACTGCACCTGTCTCAAGGGAGCGAAGTTCAGGAAGTCAAATAGGTTCCTACCCAAAGCCTTAACCCTGTCCTTGGCAGTGATATACTCCTCACCTTCCGCTTCTATGAGGATGCCACCTGACTGATGAGAGTTACCTACCAGCATACCGCCTTTCTGTGCCTTGGGTGGCTCGGTCTTGGAGATGGCAGCCACATTAGCCAATCCTGCCCCGATGGCGGCGGCGGCAGCTGCTATAGCCAGTCCGGGACCTACAATGGGAATACCGACCATAGCCTTATAAGCACCCGTGGCAGAGGAATAGGTATCCACCATAGCCTGAGCGATAGCCAGGGTCTTCCAGAGAGCAAAGCCTTTCTTACCGAATAGTTCAGTGGTCTTGGCAAGGTTACCTAAGGTCTGGCTGATCCCTTCTATATGCTTCTGATCGAACTGGTCTCTGACTCTGGCTTTGGATTGCTCGATCTGCTGAGTGATCTGCTCTTCGGTAAGACCTGCAGCCAGTAGTTTATCCTTCTTTCTGGCATAATAGTTATCTATGGCATCTAACTGTGCCTGGTATTGGTTATTATCCAGATCCAATTGGGTCTGGCTGAACTCGTACTGGGTATCAGATAGTTCTTGTATCCTACGGTTCTCTTCCTCAGCTAACCTCTGCTTTTCCTTCTGTTCGGTCTCAGCCTGTTTGATCCTCTGGTTAATGGCTTCTTGTTCGACCCTGGTAATCTCTCCAGCATAATAAGAGGTTATGGCGGCAAGTAACTGCTCAGAAGCTCCCAAAGATCTCGCCTTTTCCAACTCGGTATCCCTTTGAATCTCCAGTTCCCGGGTCTTGCGCTCAGTCAGGTCGGTGATACTGTTCAGGTTATACTTCTGTTCCAAAGATGCCAGGTTCTCCAGATCCCGCTGTTTGGCTTGGGCTATCTGAGTTTCCAGGCTTCTGATCTTATTAAGGGAGGAAGTCTGCTCATCCACATTATCGGCTGTAATCTTGCCCAACTCCTTAAAGTGCTTCTTCTCTTCAGATAACCTATACTCCAACAGGGCAATACCGGTCAGATTAGCTTCAGCTTCCAGCCGGGTCTTTTCCTTATTAAACTCAGTCTGAGCCTTCAGGTCTTCAGCATAGACCTTCTCACGCAAAGCCTGTTGTTCGGCTAACCTGTCCTTCTGTTTATCAAAATAGTCCGATCCCACCAGGACAGACCCACCAGAGTTCATAATAGTCAGGGTATCGTTATAGTCGTCTATTTCCTTCTTGAGTTCTCCCAGTCTGCGCTTGGCTTCCTCATAGTCGATGGAGGAGGCTATTTCCCTGTGCTTGGCTACCAAGTCCTCAACAGAGGAAGTAGTATCTTCGACTGTATCCTTGTAATCAGACTGGGAGGAGATAGCAGCATCATTAGCCACCTTGGTAGAGGCATAGGCAAAGCCTAAAGTAGCCAGAGCTCCCACGGCTATGGAGATGATCCCTGCCACCGGGTTGATGGCTACCTTGAGGGCATTAAAGGCTACAGTTAAAGTGGTAATGGCAGTGGCAACCGAGATGATGATCGGCACCGCTACTGCCAGTCCTGTTACAAAGCCTTTCATTAGAGGATTAAGGTTATTATACCACTCATACAGGTTCTTAAGTCCAGCCAGGATGGGATGGATGATCACGCTTAACATGTCACCCATGGACTCCTGGATGTCCTGCCAGGCATTAGCATTCTGCAAGCGCAGATCAGCCAAGGCAACTGCAGTTCCGCCATAATCGGCAGTCAACTTCTCTACCAGGTAGGTTACACCTTCAGTCTTTAGCCGCACGTCATCTAATTCAATGCCATAGCGGCCCAGCATCTCAGTATGACCATTCAGAGCCCGACCCATCAGGTCAAAGGCAGAGTCCACAGTCATGCCGGTGCTTTTATTAGCTTCAGCGAAGTCCAGCAGGACTGGTGTCAACTGCTCTATCTCACCCCGATTTAGCTTATAGGTTTGAGCCATTTTAGCCATCAGAGCCAAGAGTTGATCACCCTCGAAGTTGGTCAGTCCCTGCATCTTTTGGGCGAAATCACCCATAGCACCGGCATACTCCCCAAAGGCTACTTTAGCCAAGATAGCCGGTTGCCTGGCATCCAAGGAGGCATTGAGATAGCCGTTCATGGTCGAGACCACAGATCCTATGACCTGAAGTACTCCATCAAAGGCTATCTTAATGTCACGAATGGTAGCCAGAGCCTGTTCTGCCGAGATCTTTACAGCAGCAGGTTTCTCAATCTGCTCCTTGGCAGTATTTGCCTCCTGCGTCACCTCACTCAGCTTGAGATTGGCATCATCGGTAATTAGGACGAGTTTGAAGGTTAATTCTGGCATTGTTTATTGACAAATTCCTAATGGTTTTATCTATGAATTTAGGAGGAAATATGTTTATTGATTTCCAAGATAAATCGTGTTGCATCAAAGATGCAGAAAATGATGTTGAATATTATATTCATTTAAACAAAGATGGGGATGAGAATGCTGTTTATTGTCACTCTGATGCACCAAATTCAGAAAAAAAACCGCTGGTTTTACATAGTACAACCTTAAAGCTTCTATTTTGCTGGTTAAAAGATAAAGGATATTGCTGATTATCATTAATTATAGTTCCTAATCATCAACTCAGTCTGCGTCTGGAAGCAGCCTGAGACGGTGTATTGCGCTTCCACTTTCTCTATGGTCAACCCCTTGTAGAGTTTCTTGATATAGGGTTCGTTATTGTAGGATAGCAGGAACTTGCCCTTGATGGCTTTCAACTGCTTTGCCATCTCTTCATGCTTGGTAAAAGCATCTGCGTCTTCTCTATCGTATAAATGCTCCTTTGTGTAGTAGGGTGGGTCTAAGTAAAAGAACGTATTGGGGCTGTCATACCGGTTGATGATCTTCTCAAAGTCCTGCTTTTCGATGATCACCTGCTGCAAACGTTCCGAAGCAACCTTAACCTTCTCCAGTTGGCGCAGTGGCATATATTTATAGCCCTGCATGATGCAGAAGTTTTTTGATCTTGAGCCATAGGAACAGGAGAGTTGGAAGTAGAAGCGGATAGCTCGTTCCAGTTCGGTTTTGGGCTGATGGTTCGTAAAAACATCGAACAGCTCTCTGGATACAAGATACTGGTTAAGCTCCGTCACGAAGGCTTCAGGGTGGTTCTTGATATACTTCCAGAAGTTAACCAGGTCACCATTGATATCGTTATAGACCTCAGTATATCTGCTCTTACTGGATACCTGCCAGTCTTCTTTATTGGGACTCTTGCCGAACAGCACCCAGGCAGCACCGCCAAACACCTCGCAATAGATGTCATGCTTGGGGATCAGGGGCAGGATCTTCTTTCTGAGTAACCGCTTGCCACCCACCCAGGAGATTATACTATTCACTTAACCTCCAGTGGGAAGTTGGCGATGATCACTTCATTATACTCGGATTTACCTTCCTTACGGTTGATACCTTTGGTTCTGGTTACATGCTTGATGTGATAACCTTTATATAACTTCAGGACATCAGGATTATCGTCATAGGACAGGATGAACCTGCCCTTGATGTTCTTGAGTTGCTTGTGCAGGTCTGCATGGCTGAACTGCTTGGAGTTCTCATAGGTATAGCCGACCATATAGGGAGGATCACAGTAAAAGAAGTTGGACTTGGTGTCATACTTGTCTATGATCTGCTCATAGGACAGGTTTTCGATGATCACCATATCCAGGCGTCTGTGCAGCTCTTTGATCCGATCCAGCCGGTTATACATACTGGAAGTGCCCCGTTTCTGCGAAGTACCAAAGCTGTCACCTTTTGAGCCAAAGGATCTGGTGATCAGGAACATGAACCTGGCAGCTCTTTGTATCTCAGTTAGACCTTCCTGTTTGATGATATCCCCGAACAACTTCCTACTGGCGACCATGTAGTCCAACTCTCGAATCAGCTCATCAGGATGATACTTGACCTGCAGGAAGAGATTAACCAGGCGATAGTCGAGGTCGTTATAGACCTCCAGATCAGCCCACCTGTCTTTAAATAGGAGCATCCAGGCAGCTCCCCCGAAGGGCTCGATATAGCCAGTGATGTCACTTGGTACATACTGTGAGATGGTTTTGCGGAGCAGACGCTTGCCGCCAATCCAGCCGATAATGGCATCCATCACTTACTCCCTTGGGTCAAGGTAAGACATAACCTCAGGTACAGTTCAGGTAACGTTAACTGGTTAAAGTCTTCATTAGTCATACCGATCTTCCTCAGGAGCATTTCGAACCGCTCTTGGTGGAAGTCGGCTGCTTCTGCACTGCGTAGCCTAAACCTGCGAGCCAACTGCTGCACTTCTCTTTGCTGGTTCGGATATAGGCGAAAAAAGCGGCTAGGTATTCCAAAGCTTCAGTGGCATCCATGTTGTCAGGCTCCTGGTTGGACAGGATACAGATCAGGTCTTTGTCAGCTTCAGATTCCTGTATAAGCTCCAACAGTTCCACTTCATTCAGTTTGGATGCCTTGCCGGAGAGGAAGTCCTCTAACTTGAGCTTTAGTTTACCGTTAGTCAAGACCAGGCTGAGGATTTGCCGGAGTTGGCTATAGGTCAGTTTTGGTTCTTTCATACTGTTTCCTTTTGTTTCTGTCTATGCCTTGAAGAACATCTTAATGGCGACACCCATAAGCATAAAGAACTGGGAGATGGAGACGCCCAGAAGCAGCTTCATGTTCGTCTCCACTCTCGCCAGCCGGGTGACCAGGGACTTGTTGCTGTCCCCATTACCATAGATCTCCTGATGCAGGCTGTCGACCTTGTCTTTGATCTCAGGCTTGCATTGGCAGACAGGTATTGGTTGTTCTATTGGTTCTGTTACTTTCTTACGTGGCATTATGTTGCCGGGATATCCTTGAATAAGAAGATACGGTCTTTGGTGGCACCGGAGTATTCGGTGCTGATTACGACACTGAACATGCCATCAGCTTCGCCTGACCATTCAACTGCCCAGCGCATGCCATTGAACACCACTGCCCGGTCATTCTCAGCCGAGACTAGTGTAATGGTGACTTCCTTACCAGAGAACAGCCTGCTCTCCAGGAAGTTCTTTTGCTTGGCTTGGAGACCGATGATGGTCAATTCGATGGTGTTGGTACGCTTGCCGGGCACCAGATAGTTGCGACTCTTCAGCTTGTTGACTTTGGAGTCTGCCTTGCCGGGCTTCTCTGCCAACTCACCCAGACTGTCCATGTTGGTGTTAGTCTCGGTGGTTAGGGCAGTCTGGGTGGCATAGGCGGTGGTCGCTTCAGCAGCAGTGTACTTACCCATGCCAAAGAAGATCTTGTCCGCCACCATGCCTTCCACGAGGGAGGCAAAGTCCATATCGGTCTGCAGGGTGCCGGTGGGATATAAGGGTGTAGTTAATGGCATTTCGTCTCCTGGTTCTTCAGGTGGTGGTTCGTCCGGCATAACATATTATGCCTTCACAAGTTTCCCGGCAGAGAACAGCCACTTGCGGTTATGGAACACATACTCGATGGCTCCGCCGATGGTGCCGAAGATCTTGAGGATGATATTGGTGTGCTTTTCGGGCAGGGCTTTGGCGACCCGCTCCACTGCCAACTGCTTCTTGGCGGCATCTTCCAGGTTCTTGGTGTTGGGGTTGGTCTTGATATCCTGGATGATATCGAGGATAGTGGCGAGAGCTGCAGCGAGTTTGGTGCGGTCCAAAGTCTTGCCGGTGACCTTGGCAATGACCCAGACGATCAGGGTGGCAACGATTCCGATCAGGAACTGCTGGTTGTTGATGATGAAGTCCATAGACTCTCCTTTATTTTAGTTAGTTATAGCTTGTAAAAGATGAGGTTGGCGACACTGGCTGTCCCAGCTGCAGCCCTGCGGATGTAGAAGGTTCTCTGGCTATAGACGGGTATGACGATGGGTACTCCCACCGGGACAGTGGCATAATAGTTATTGGCATTGCTGTTATCGGCTCGGACTCCGATACTTCCTGTAGCCGGGATGAGCACCACTTCGACTGTCCCGGAAGGCACAGCGATGGCTTTCCAGAGGGTATCGGCTGCCGGACTGTAGGTCATACAACTGAAGCCCTTGTTCATCTGGATGGCGATCTTGCGGCTATCCACAGGCAGAGTGTATTGGGCGAACAGGTTAAGGGCGATGACCGACAGAATGACGATCAGCACCACAGTTAGGACTGTGATCTTCATGAATACCTCCTTATACGACATGGAAGATCTTTACGAAGTTGGGGATGTAGGTGATGCCGGGACGGATACGGATATACCAGTGGTACTTCCAGTCCGAGCCATGATGCTCCACCTTGAGTTCGGCATCGGTTCTGTAGCCGATGATGATGAACTTAGTCAGACCGCCCACGATGTAATCATCAGGCATCAGCCTGGCTTTGACGGGTATGCCGGCAAAGGACACATTACCGCCTTCCAGCAGTAAGCGGTCACCTGCCAGGGTCTCACGTTTGGCGATCTCGGTGCGGATACGGATAAGGTCTTTCTGGGAGACGTAGAACTTGAAGTTTTCCTGCTCTTCCAGGATCTCATCACTGAAGGCCAACAGAGCAGCTTCGAAGCGTTCGGCATAAGTGACATGCGCTGAGGAGTCGATATCCGTTACATCAGTGCCGGTGGTAGCGAGTTTGATGATGCCATTGAGGGCTTTCAGCTTATCCGTTCCTGATGCTCGGTCACCTTTGAACAGGAGCAGACGCATGGCTTTCTCGGTTTTCTTGGCGATATGCTGTTCCACATAAGCGCCAAAGGCTTGCTCGCCGTACTTGTCCTTATAGAACTCGACCACATCTCTGCCCAGGGTGAACTCAGCATTCAGGATACCGGTGGGAACGGACAGGTCGGCAGTTGCTACGGTCTGAGCCGTCAGAGCACCATCCAGTGAGTTCTTAAACACCAGATCGTCAATCAGCCCGACATCAATCTTTTCGTCTTTAAGCAGCGGTATGACCGAGATATCCGAGAGGGTATCTCCCGGCTGACTGCCTACCACTTCATCAATAAACAAAGAAGTCGTGTTGGGATTGAGGATGTTCATGACCGACCCGGAATCGACATCGGCTATGCCTTTGTAGATCTCCTTATGGGTGGCTTTGACCAGGACCTTATTGCCATCGATCAGGACTTCTGTGTCCATATTGCCCTGGTTCTCATCCGGTTCGCCTTTGATGGACTTGGAGATGGCTTTGCTCATGGTAACCGAGAGGTCTTTCAGGCTCTTCTCGATACTACGGATGGCATCCGAGACCAGCAGGTTGCCTGACCCACTGCTATTCTCCAGTTCAGAGATGCGGTCAGAGATGGAGGCAATGCCTTTCTGCAGTTCGGTGTTATTGTGCTGTTCTGCCACTTTTTTGAGGGAGTTGAGTTCTCCTTTGATCTCGTTTAGAACCGCCTGGGTATCGCCATAGTCATCGGCTTTGCCATAGATGGACACCCCGTGGAACTGACCTTTCTCCACCTTCTGCCAGAGCTCCGAACTGAGGTCTTCGCACTTCAGCACCTGGACCCAGGCACCGGTGTTGGTATCGGGGAAATGCTCCTTATCGGCAGTCTTGAGGATGTAGTTCTCCACTACTGTGAACTCGGGCACCGGGCTGAGGTTGTGGTTGATGTCGTTCTTGCCGACCAGACCATGTTTGGCGAAATGATCGCAGGCTTTCTGAATCTCCTCTTTGGAGTAGAAGTCACCTTGGCTGTCCCTGACATCCGGCTCCATTAGGGTGACATACAGACGACCCTGGGTGCCGGTGGTTTCGCTTTTGAACTTGATGGAGTGGGTCTTGGGCTGATAGCTCTTACCCTGGGCTGACTTGATCACAAACCCCTTCTGGTTGGCGGGGGTCATGTCATCAAATAGCAGGGAAACGAGCTCCACTTCCACGTTACGCAGTTCGCCCTTGCGGACGATCCTCTTGGTTTTGGTAAATGGGTACACATTACCTCCTGTGTGTTGTTATGGGTTGTTGGAAAAGTTACGGTTCTGCCTGAACAGCTGCTCATCGGCAGACTGCAGGGCTTCGGTTAAATTGCCAAAATTGAAGTCACCGGGTTTGACTCCCCAGTTGTACTCGTAGTTGAACTCGATGGATAGTGTGAGTGCCAGGCGTTCCTGCAGGGGTTTGATCACGAAGTGGTAGAACATCAGCATATCGCTCTGATTATCCCCACCCAACTGACCCGGTATGAGCTGGGACACCACTCGGGCAGGTACTCTATGATAAGCGAAGATGCCTTCCCGTAGGTCTTTCTTGAGGGAAAGAAAGCCACCTTCCCTGTCCTGCTGGCGCAGGGGTTCGAGTCTTATGTGGACATCCTTGCTCTCACTTTCGATCAAGACAGTGCTGTGGGACTTGGCATTACCTTTAACATCGATTAAGGCTTTCTCGATCTCAGTATAGGCATCGGTCAGGACTTCATTACCCTGCTCATCTGTGACAGTCCCATCCCGGAGTGTTCCTCCCTCCACAATCACGAAATAGTCAATCATCAGCCCGTTCAGGAAGTTGTTATAATCAAAGGTCTTGATCTCGGACAGAATCTCCACATTAATGGTTATGGGCAGGCAGGACAGACCCCAGGCATTGGACTTATGGGTGCTTCGCTTGATGTGGATGATATCGGCATAGGCGAAGTCCCGTTTCTGGTTATTCTTGGTCTGGATATAGTTGGGTCTAAAGAATCCGAACTCGTCATAGTTCTCTACGATCTGCACTTCAGTAGGCAGCATTCGCTCCAGACCCATCCATTGACCTTGGGCATTACGCATCTTGATCAGGAAGCCGTTGCCGCAGGCGATGTAGAACCTGATTAGTTCGCCTAAAATGGTGGTCTGGTCTTCACAAGCAGGAAACTCGGCAGCTTCCATCCATTTGGTCACATTGGCGTTCTTGCACTCGAACTGCATGACAGTGGCATTGGAGATGGCCTCGACACAACCGGCATGGTACTCGTCTGTATCCAAAAGCGCCAACAGTTTGCTCATGGAGTAAGGCTGTGCCACGACCTTCTTGGACTCGGCTTCTTTGGAGACCAGCCGTTTACCGACCTGTTTCAGTTTGGACAGATCAACCGCTTCCGGCTTGTATTTGCTATCCAATAGGTCAGTTGCAGAGCTTATCCCGACAGTATGATTACCTAGCCTCATCACTTTCATGATGCCGCCCCTGTGCCGCTCTTCAGCAAGTCTATTTTGGCGATTCTGACCAGACGGGTGCCGTCTATCCGAGAGGTATAATACTCAATATGGGGTATGTCCCGGCTGGCTAACTTAATCAGGTTGTCCCTAAACTGCTCTTTGAGTTTGTAGAGGTCAAAGTCTGGATCATCCGCATTTTGGGCATTCACGATCAGGAACACCGTCCAGGCTATGTCGGTACTGGTATACTGCCTGCAAGTTCCCTTGGTGCCGTCCTCGTTATCCAGGATGACAATGGCGCAAGGCAGTGTCTTAGGGATACTGTCCTTGTTGAACAGGATGGTAGAGATACCGCTTTCCTGCAGGCACTGGACTATTAATGCCCTTTGAGCTAAAAACTTATCCAAGGGTGTCATAACTTGACCTCGATGGACTTAAGCTGTTCGTATATCCACTGCTCCCGGTTGGTGATCACCTCGGCAAAGATATTACGGGCAGGGATGCCTTCCCGTTTAATCTTGCCCCGAATGAGATAGGCGATCTCAGCGATGGTCAGCTGCTTGCCTGTCTCCTTGTCAGTCCAAGCCAGGTGCTTGCGTTCAACCCATGCGATCAGCGGAGCAATGGGAGTCCAGGAAGGCACCTTACCACCCAAAACGAAAGGCTCGTGTTTGACATTGGAGCCGACTCTCAAGGTCATGCCGGAAGGCAGGGTCTCGACCAGATAGCCTGCATTTCGGTAAAAATCGCCCTTGTCGTAGATGTTCTGTGCCAAAATCTCTTTACGGGAATCGGCATCAATGACAGAACCAATCAGATGCAGTCTACTCTCCAAGGCGGTATATATAGCCCGGTAGATCTCAGCAATCAGCTCATCTGGTGAGTCAAACACTTTATCAGCCATTAAATGACTCCGACCCTGAATGCCCGGGGTGGTATGGGAGAGATAATGCCCAATCTGTCCTTGCCGGCATCGTTCAGGTAGGCAGACAGGACAGTCAGTGCTCTTAGCTCAAGTTTGGACTTAAAGGCATCGATTTCCGCACCTGTGAGCAGTTCGGTAGCAGATTGGTCTAATCCTACGGTCTTGACGATTCCCTCGCCCAAAGTCTTTAAATTGAGGAACTCACAAGTGGAATGCAGCATGTAAAAGCAATAGGCAAAACGAAAAGCTATATAGAGAGGATCTTCCTCCCCCACCCTGGGATCAAAGGCAGACTCATAAAAGTTGCCGATTACCACACCCTTGATGGTCTCCAGGACAAGCGGTCTGTGTTCTTTGAACACAGTGTTGCTTTCCATCTCAGCAGGCAGGTTCAAGGTAGACAGAACCACAAGTAGTTCAACAGGCAGGGCAGCCGGCATTAACCTTTCCTCATCAGTTCAGAAAGTTCAATTGCTCTGCGACCGACCTGCTTTGCCCACTTGGAGGCTAACATCCCATTGGCAGCCCTCTCGAAGTCACCAGAAGCAATGAATGCCAGGGTATGCTTGAAGCCTAACAGCCCGGAAATCCCAAGATTGAAGCACATGTTGAGCAGAACAGATTTGCGGGTATCGTTCAAACTGGAATAGACTTCTGGAAGTTCGTTCAAGAGCTCGCTTTCACAGCGCAGGATATCGTTCTCTAACAGGACAAAGGCTTCCTTCTGGGAGATGCCATTAGTCTCAAGATTGCGACCTACTCCGATAGTCAGCTTACCGACCGAACAGCGGTAGGGCTTTAGCTTCAGACCCTCATATTGAAGTAATAGCTCTTTGACTTTCTGCAAAAGGTTCTGTTCCATGTAAACTCCATTAATCTTAATCTGGAGCTATGAAACAACATCACTGAAAACAGACAAATCAGGTTGCCTAAGGTTGCCACAGAAATTTCTTGACAGATGTTTAACGAAGAAATAAACTGAAATTGAAAATCTTTTCTATGTAGAAATATTATTAATGACATCTTTTGTAAGAAAAATAAGGTTCTATGAAAAAGATAATTGAATTGTTTTTAGTATCATTCTTTATTCTTGCCAGTTATTCAATCAGTTATGCTCAAAACAGCATGAATATAATAGCCCAATTTCAAGGGGAGAATCATGGGTCTTGTTTTGGCATGTCCATGACTTCTTTAGATTTTAACCATGATGGTTACTGCGATTTAGTTATATCATCCCCAGGATGGGGCTATATATATCCAGGAACAACAAGTCCCAGTAAAGGTAAAGTCTACATCTATTACGGCGGACCGAATTTCAATTCATCTTCTCCTGCATCAGTTACTTTAGAGGGCACTTATAATGGGACGACTGGGATTCGATTAAATAATGTCATTAATGTAGGTGATATAAATGGAGACGGTTTTGATGATTTATATATTTATGGAACTGATTATGGTGCTCCTAGTAATCAAGTTCAACGGCTAATGTTCTTTTTAGGGGGCACTTCAAACTTAGATACTCCTGACCATATTATTTATATTCCTCAAAACACTAGTATTTCTTTTTTGAATAAACTTGGAGATGTCAACGGAGACGGATTTGATGACATAGGATACACGTATTATAATACAGGACAATATCTAGTATTCTCCATTATCATGGGTGGAAGCTTTGTTGAAAATGTCGTCATGACATATTCATACTATCTTGCATCTGGACTTTTTACTCTCAGTGGTATCGGAGATATCAATAATGATGGTTATGCGGACTTTACTATTGCTTATACCAATGACGACCCTAATACTGGCTACCATCTCATAACAATCTATTACGGCAACAACACAGGTGTTTTTACAAATTTCCAAACACTTATCCAGACCCAGCAACCCATTACCAAGATAAGCAAACCCTTGGGAGATATGAATAACGACGGCTATGATGATTTTATGGGTTATATCTCCAATGCTGGGACGCACGTCTGGTTGGGATCAAATAATATCAATATGAACACCCCCAGTTTTAACCTGACACCCGGCTGGACCGGAGATGAAACATCACGCACTCTTGTGCATGGGGATTTTAATAATGACGGGTATGAGGACGTGGCTGGTGCCTCATACACCCTAAGAGAGGCTGATGTGTATCTGGGCAGGGCAATTCCAAATGGCACATCTGATTTGATGATTCATCAGTATTTATATGAAAACTTCGGGCATTCTTTAGCAACCGGCGATTACAATGCTGACGGGTATTGCGATCTTGCCATCGCAGCCTCGCATGAGGACTCACCCTGGCCCACAGGCACATTCTATGGCTTTGTTTTTGTTTATGGGGGTAATGCCGAATTAGCAGATACTACGGTTGCTAATGAAGATGACTCAATTCCCATTCCGGATACAGAAATAAAGGTGACCATCTCTCCCAATCCCTGCAGCGTAACCAGCAGAACTATTACATTCCGGTTGGATGGTTTAGACAAGAATGATATAGGCAGCATAGAGATTTATAATATCAAGGGGCAGAGGGTTTTTCAGGAGACAGGTGTAGAGTTTTCTGCGAAAACGTCTCTTAACGCGATTCAATTAATGAATATGACCTCAGGATTGTATCTATGTCACATCAGGTTAACAAACAAAATTATTGGTAAAAAGCTTAGTTTAATCAAATAAGGAGGAGTTATGATGAGATCAATGATTTTATTCGTCATGTTGTTGGTTTTTTGTGGTTTATCTGCTGTTGAAACTGTCTCAGCAGACAATTACTTAATAGGCACATATTCACAGTATCAACTAAGATATGTAAATGACACATCAGCAAGATTTACTGAATTAGCTGAAAAACTAAGAGAAGGTGGATTCAACGCAGCATCCTTCACAGTTGTAGACGAGCCTGATGTTACTAATAAGCTGCAAACTGCTTTGGAGAAATTTAACAATTACGGTGTTAGGACAATATTACAGGATCAAACATGGTTAGCTTCCTCTAATCTACCTAAAGTTGGATTTATGGCATTGACTTATGGTAATTATCTGCAAATGGAAGCAGAATATGAATTAAAATACCCTGGAGGAGTTTTTTTACCTGATGTTTTACCTCAGAATGATAATACAGGAAACGATAAGTATAATTATGTTTTTAGGCATAATACTGGTAAGAGATCGGAGTATTCCGATTCATTATCAAACAAGTTTGCCTGGATTTGTGATGCAGCAGATACTACTAACCATAGAGGTCTTGCGCTTTCGTATCCACGTTTTCGTTGGAAGCCTGGTAACAGAACCAATCCAAGAACTATTGGATATGATTTCAAATTCAGAACGACTGCTCTGTATGAAAATAAATTATATCTTACAGTTGCTATCAGATTCAGTGATTGCGCGCCAATGGATACTGTAGCAACAATATCGTTGAAAATATTAAAGTACTCGGCTGTAGCAAATAACCCAGATGAAGAATATGGAGATTATAGTGAGTCTGATTATTATACTTTTAATCTTGTGCCAGTTAATTCGTCTCAATATGGAACTACAATTTATAATCAAGCCTATCCATTAGTCCCTAGAGATTCTCCTTTCGGTAATTACTTATTTGAGTATTACATAAACTTGCCAGCAGAAACAGATCCTCTCTATTCTCAGTTATTTGACAATGAATATTTTTACCATATTAATCCTCAGATTTACTGGCACGGTAATGGAAAGCTAACCATAGACTATATTACTATAGAAGATGAATATCATAGATCTGTAAGATTGGACAGTTCTGACGTAACGAACGTTTATCTTAGTAGATTGAAAAATCAACTACAATTGATTGATAGCAAGGATCCATATGGAAATATTCTTTACCATTATGCAAAAGATGAGCCCTTCCAAGGTCAGTTTAGTATGTTTAAGAAAATGGAAGAGTACTTATACAGTAAAAATAAACAAATGATTGCAGTAACAAACATTCAAAATGGAGGTGTAAAACCAGGAGGATATCCACCTTACTCTCATTATGATTACTACCTTAATGAAATTCATCCTCGGCGTATTATGATAGATGCTTATCCTCTATATGAATCGTCTGATCCCAATGGAAATTACTATAACATCAAATGGAATGATGTTAATGCTTCGAGATTTGTTCAATCTAGATTAAATTCACAACTACTTAATTATTATAAGGATTTAGCGACAAAGGTAAAACATAACCCTGAATTCTCAAGCACAGAATTATTGTATGTTCCTCAAATATTCGGTGAAGGTGAAAAAAACAGTAGTGGCACCTTAACCGAGTGGCATAATATTATGCCGCCCAGGAGCATGATTAAGTGTTTGCAATTAATGCCATTATGTTATGCAGCTGATGGAATATATAGCTTTCTTCTTGCATATTATGATTACGCTACATTTAATAACTCGTTTATGATTGGTCCTCTGTCTTTTACTTATGGATTTGAGGATTTATGTCCAACTTCAAATAGTACTGCATGGCAGATGATAATCGAGGCAAATAAAAAAATCAATATCTATGGACCTAAGATTCGACAACTCCAATGGGGAACTGCTGACGTAATAATGACGAATGGAGCTCAAGGTGTAACTATTTCGGATTACATGCTAGATCAATTGCAGGTTATACCTCAAAATGATGGGTCTCCTTACCAAGGTTATGTACAATGCGGATACTACACAGACATGAATCAATCTCCATCATTCATGGTAGTAAACCGAAGAGCAGTTTTTTCCGAACCAAATATTCCTACTGTTGTTCAACTTCCTATTGATAATTTCTTTACAGATGCTGATTCTCAAACTGTCAGCTTTTTATTAAATAGCGATGCTAACAGTCATTTTTCGCAGAATGTAGCACTTTATGATTCGTATTCAGGCGAGTTGTTTACTGATGATGAGCAAAATATTAATATACGAATTGGCCCTGGAGACGGTAGATTGCTGGAAATGGTTGCAACGCTGCCCAGTAGCGTCAATTCTGACGTAACATTAGCTCACAAAGCAGTCATAAAAGGTGTCATTGTTATTTCGTCCGGTAATCATGTTGTAATTGAAAATGGAACCAAAACGATAATTAAAAAACATAGTCAGATTTATGTTACAAACGGAGCTTCCTTTTCTATAGGCGGCAATGTAATAGTTGAAGATAGTGTGCGTATTGTGGTTTCCCCTAATGGCAACTTTTGCACAAACGGCGCACGCATTAAGATGGGTCAAGATTCAATCATTGAAATTGAAGGCGGTAGTTGCACGATTGAGGAAGTATCTATTAACGAAGCTCCTGGAGCCCAATGGGCTGGATTAAGAACAACAGCTTCAAGTACAATTATAATTAACGATTCGTCACTTAGTGGCGCAAAATATCATGGTTTTGAAAACAGTAATCTGTTTGTTTCTAATTGTCGTTTTGATATTCCAGTAAACTCATACGGTCTTGTTATTAATAATAGAAGTTCTGGATGTTCAACACAGATTATCAATTCCGATCCAGCAAAGGGCTTCTTTGGAAGTTCGAATTTATCATCTAAGGGTATTATCTTAGGTTCTGTCGAAAACAAGGTAATCATTCACAATACTAACTTCCAAAATCTATTAACTGGTATCTGGAAATCATCTAACATAAGCGAAAGAGACAGCATTGCGTATTGTAACTTCGTTAATTGTTTGGAAGGTATTAAAGCAATTAGTAGCAAATATCTCCCTAAAATAGAGTATTGTAGTTTTAATAATAACAATTATTCTGGTGGAATAGGAATTAGACTTACTGCTGCAACTCCTTACATTAACGAATGCGATTTTTCCAATCTCAGTAAGGGTATTTTTACTGAATACTCTATTGTACCTGAGATTTTCTATAAAAATGGAATGTATAATTCAAATTTCTATGAAAACTATATTGGAATAGAAAGCCGTGGATCTAATCATAGGGTTGAGACATGTTACTTTAATCAGAACGAAGCTGGAATTATAAACCATGCAAAATCCAATCTAAACCTCAGTTATGTAGCTAATAATGTGTTAAGTAATCATATTAGTAATATCGAATTCTATGACGAACAGCCCTATGAATCAACCATCCAGGTTTTTGCCGGTCACAATGATTTTTATCATATTCTTAATAATCAAACTGGTTTCGTGACGAATGATTTTACCTTTGATCCGAACTACTATGATTTTGAATGGACTTATGAGCACAGTATAGATGCCAGTAAGAATTGGTTTCAGGATTTCGAAGTCAGAATTAATGACCATCATTATTCTGACTATGTTATCGTAAATGCCTTTGATCAAACACCCAATATGCCTTCTCCTCCACCAGATGATAGCAGGTTGTATAATGCTATGAGCTTTGAATCACAAGGTCTTTATGAGCAAGCTATGGAGATTTTCAAAAGCATACTCGACAGTCCATATGAATATGAAAAACGTTATTTGCCTTCAGCAGCAGACGGTGTTTATCGACTGACTTATTTAATCGCTGATTCAACTTGGAGTTCATCGTCGTATTTCGATATAAAAGCGATACAATATGCAGTAGACGATCCTCAGTTAACAGAGCTTCTCAAAGATTACTTAGCAAAATCATATATAGCTGACAAAGAATATCAAAACGCTATAAACTTAATTCAGCTTCGCTTGGATAATCCTTTAAATGAGGTTGATTCATTGCTGGCAGTTCTTGATCTGGAGATTGTATTGCAATTATACAATATGGAAGAGGACAAGGCTCCTATTACAACAAAGTACCTACAGTATAAGTATGCTGATGTGCAAACATTCAACACTAGGCACGATGAACACTGGGAACAATTGTATGATTTACTAGGGAAAAGTGAGGAAGCCAATACAAATATCCCTGTTAAACCGGTTATTACCTCGAATTACCCCAACCCATTTAATCCATCCACTACAATTGCTTACTATATCCCCGTAAAAAGCAATGTTGATATGGCAATCTATAATATTAAAGGACAGCGTGTCAAAGATCTAATTAATAATGAAATCCCTAAAGGCAGCCATTGGATTGTGTGGGATGGGAAGGATAATAACGGTAGGGCAGTAGGTTCGGGACTCTACTTAGTGCGAATTGGTATTGGTAATAAAGTTGATACACATAAGGTAATGATGTTAAAGTAAGCTAACCAACAAATATTTATCACTGAACAGGGCTAGTGAATTACTAGCCCTGTTCTTTCGCATTTATATTAGACCTATTGTCTTATTAGATACGTGGTTACATCAATGCTGTATTCTTTATAAATGATAATCACTTTATCGTCAGAATACTTCACAAAGATATCTATAGTGTTCTTAGAAAAAGCTCCAGGATCATTACTAACACATTGCTTAATAACAGGTAAAGGAATTAGTAAAACACCACCTCGCGGTACGATTAAAAAACCATCCTCTGAGTTCAGACTGTTTTTGAACTTATCTCGAAAAGTGATTTGCCAACCTTTAGGTTTCTTGCTACCGGGGCGTATATACGACTTTTTATCGTTAATTTTGGCTTCGTATGAGGTAACATCAGCAACAGCATAGTTCTTACGTTTCAATAGTTTGGTCATTTCATCAATAGAGCATTCCTGCTGGTTCTGGAGAGCAGGCAGTTTATTTATTAGGTTTTTTCTGATAAGGAAGAAATTCAATTCCTCGACAAAGTGCTCTATCATAACTTTTTGTGCAGCATTAAGATTTTGAGCAGAACTCTGAGAAACCACCTTGTATTTATTTAACTTAAACAGTTGGTTAAGATGGTGTTCAATTTGCCTTCTGATAACAGAATCATTAAATTCTGAGTGGCTAGCTGATCTACCATCATTAATGATCAATACTTGAGACCAGTTCTTAATCTTTTCATCAGGAGTATTAGTGTGCTGCTTGAGCCTGTCAAATAGGCTGCCTGCTTCACCTATATAAACTTTATTACTGGTTGTTTCAAACAGCAAATAAAGCCCGGGGTATTGAATTTGACCAAGCTCTTTATTATATTTATCAAGTGTTTCAGTCGATTTGGCAAACATCCAAGATCTTATGAGTCTGGTTGTCCTTGCTCTGCTAATACCATCTCCATTTACAGGATCTTCATAATATCCAAGATTTGCTTCAGGCATGTCTCACTCCTTGATTAGTGTTAATATAGTTTCCCTTAACTTGTAACTGCGTATTTGACCAGACCTTCTGTCGCGTGCTTTTGCAATGGACTCAATTCTCAATCCCAGATCTATCCCTAGTTTTGCAGTAAATAAGTCTGTGGGGATATAAGTGTCAGCTATTAAACTATCTCCGATCACCAGGATGAACCTGGCATTCTTTTTCATTGCCGGCACTACTTTCTTGAACACTCTATACATGTCGTCAAAGTACTTATGCACAATGTTGGGCATATCTGTGCGGCGATATGATCCACGTTCATCTATTCTCTTAGAAATAGATGCTTTTATATCATCTATCCAACTGTTTGAATATTCAAATCGGTATTCTGAGATCAGGTTTCGGGAGACATTGTCGCATACGACCATCTCATTCTTTAACTTTTTCAGAGTTTTCTGATTATCTGCAAACCCCAACCAAGCCATCTCAATTTTATAATTGATGATATAGTCCATTCCATTCATATAGGGTGGAGATGTGATCACCAGATCATAAGCATCAGTATAGTCAAATTCCATTGAGTTAGCTAAATTCACTGATGCTTTAGTCTTGATGTTCTTTTTATACAACTTCTGTACAACCGCCAAGTCCTCAGCTATTTGATTTACCTTCTGATCAAATAATATATAAGGAGTATTTTTATCCAGTGTCTTCATGGCATATCCAAGACAGGGACTGCGCTTTAGATTGCTGGAATCAATAAGGATAGAGCAAAATGCTACTTTGAATAAATCTATTATACATTTATCTTTAGTCTTTTTATGAAGATGCTCTATGGCTCCCTTGATATGGCATAATCCTTCCAGGATATGAGGCTCGAATTGTTTTTCAGTCTTTAAAAAACTCGGATAATCTGCTGTTTTATTAAAATCCATTTGCCGATATTTCAAGAGTAACTCTTCAGGATCAGTATTCCAGCTATCCAACTTCACGCTAGTGATATACTGCATCAATGGATTAATCTCGACACCAAAAGAATGTATGCCATTCAACTTAGCTTGAACTGGGACAGTGCCACAACCTGCAAATGGATCTAAAATATACGGGTTTTTATAGGTAGATTTATATTTATCAAGGATGTTTTGAACGAAGTCTGCAGAAAATCCCTGAACGTAAGGAGCCCATCTATGGATCAACTGCTTTTGATTTTGAGTAAATTGGATAGGTTGGTGATCATCAATGATTGCAATCCCCAATTCTTTTAAATATTTGTCTGAATCGGCATTTGAGCAACCTCCTTGCTTGGGTGAAGCCAATATATTTAGCTTTCTTACCGATTCTGTTTTGTTTACGTGATTATTATCTCCATAACTCATGTTATGCTCCTTAGAAGTTTTATCAAGCTCTCAATAACGTTACTTTTCGTCAACTAATATGTTAACTTACTAAGGGGAAAGCAGTTTGGCTTACAGGTATGTACCCAACAGATTTGCTATTTGCTTGGATATCCTCTAAATGCATGAATTGGAAGAATAATTAGATGTGTTTGATGCAGTTAGCGATTACTAACCAGGAAATGGCAGCGAAACCTAATATAATAATCAGAGATAACACTATTAAGGAGCAAGCTTTTCTTCTGAGTTCTTTATTATCCTTGCTAATATGTTGATAAGTGATAGGGGACCTTTTTGACATCTTTTCAGAGTCGATTTTTAGCTTCGATTTTAACTGAAATAACTCAACCAGGTTATGAATCTGAATCCATAATGCCGCAAATACATAAACTGAGAATATGGAATAAAACACTTTTTCAATAATTGGATTAGTTAGCTTGTCATTAGCCGTTATTACAAAAGCAATGAGAGATATAGGTAGGTTAGCCATTTGAGCTGTAATTTTAGTTATTATATCCCTAAATCTCTCAAAGTACTTCTCCTTTTCTTTATCCCAGGCTGTTTGGAACTTCTCGAAAGAGAACTCTTCAAGATATCTTTGAAAATTCCTGACCGCATCATCCAGAAGATCATCAATTCTGGCTAGGATACATGCCATTACCCGAACATCACAATGCTCTGCATGATCAATAATGGAGTTCTTTATAAAATCCCGTTTTCGAGGATCGGCACATTCTTGTTCGAACTTGCTTATGCTTTCATGAAGCATTTTAGCATCGATAGTAGGGTTATAATCAGGTTCTCCTAGTTTAAGTTTCACTACACCTTTGTTTGATGTATAAATGACTAATGTATTGGTAGCAGCATCAACATAATCAGAGATGCTCCTGACTAGGGAACAGAAGCGGAAAAACTCTATCACATAACAGATCTGATCTGTATTAAATCCATTTGATTCTACTACGTTCCCTTGTTCAAAGAAACAGTGTGTACCATCCTGATTTGTTATTACAAAATCATTAGCTATAGGAACTTGAAGTGAGTTGTATTGTTGGCGACAATATCTGGAAAACTCCTCAAATGTAATAAATAGTACAATATTGGAATTGATGCCAGATAAATCTAAATCCAGTGTGTCTAGCCCCTCAGTATAAGTTACATTCTTGCTAACACATAGTTCTTTTGCTAATTGGAGATAGTCTGAGTTAATAGATATTTGTAAGATTCTCTGATTATGTATAGAAATGCTGCTGTTGTATTTACTGTGCAACTCTGATATGATTTGTACTATGTCGTGTAATTGCTGAATAATATCAGGCGTCATCGTTCTCCATTGCTTGGCGGATTTTGTCGGCTAGCGTTTGAGAGCGTATGGTTATAACACTGTTATCATCCGGGTGAATTTGGATCTTATCATTATAATATTCTCTCGGAAACTTGAGATGGAATTTATCAGCCTTGACGCTTAAATGTAAATACTTAGTCAAAATAGATGAATCTGCTAAAAACTCACTATCTAATGCTATATTGTTTGCACTGGCATAGTTGTGAATCTTATCAGCATCTGCATAGAGATAGAGGCTTAACTGGCGAAGATTTACTTCTTTCTGATTACCTTTGATATAATGGACCGCTTTCCTCATTAACTCATCTTCAGGTAGTTCAATTCCATCTTCATTGGGAGGCTTGGGGAGACTCTTTAAAACTGTGTGCAAGTTCTTAGTATTGGCTCTCATACTTTCGGAATTATTCATTGTAATCCAATCTCTGAAGTAAGCTGAGAGATTTTCACTATCATTCTTCACAAATCTCAAATATCTCTCTTCATTGCCCGCATCATCATATATATCGCAGTTTATTCTACAAGCCATAGCCAGGTTTTCCAGATCAATGTGAATATTGGACCCAATAACGTATTGATTGCCTTGTTTTTCGATTACCATGCCTGTAGTATTTCTTATCAGGAAAACAGCAAAAAAATGCCCATGATTAATATAATCAGCAAAAATCAAGTATCCACCCTTTGCTGGAGCACTAACATGCACTCTCTGACGTAATATCTCAGAGGCAGATTTAGTGAAGGTCATTAATGACGCTTCTGTTCTGTTCTGATTGTAAGTAATAAATCCTGCTGGAAATGAGTCGACTTGATTAGCGAATATGGCATTAAATGAATTTTGGCTTAAGAAACGCTTGTTTAAATCGGTCACTAACTTAATAGTCGTTTCATTGATCGGTATTACTGAATCAGAGGTTTCAAGTACGGCACTAGCTATATGTTGTTCTTTCTTGAGTTCATGCACCACAAAAAAATTCACTTGCATGCTGAGTCCTCCCGAAAATCGATTAAGGAACTACATACTATAAACAGAACTACTGTCAATCTTATTTTATTCAAATGAGAACAGTTGTCGTTCTACACTTCCAATGAAATGGTGGAAAGGGAGTGTGGGCACCTGAAACTCCGATTGGTTCTTCCTGATTGTTGTAGACTATCTGATCATTCTTAATCCAAGGTGCCAAGGCTTTGATGTACTCTCTTGCGTCGTCCAGACTTTTAGACTTGGTATCCAACTCCATCAGGTTATTCATCACTTCAATCGCATCATTTAAGGGATAGACCTTATCCTGGGCTGCCAGAGCCCGGCAGATGTCACTGGTTCGGTCATCCAGGATAACCACGAGCTTGTAAAACTTAGCCTGGGCTTTCTTGTATCCCTGCAGTCTCCCAAATTCCCTTATCCTGAGTGCTGTATGCTCAGCTAATCCCTGCCAGTATGACTGGGACTTATCAGCTATGTCGGAAAACTGCTGTTTCAGGGTCTCTGTGAGCATTTCTTTGGTATATCCCTGTTCTATGGCTTGAGTGAGCACATCTGTGAAGTTCTGCCTGATATCGGCCTGAAAATGGTTACCGAGCCAGAAGATCTGCTGCTTCTGGATAGTGGAGGACAGGTGCTGGTCTTCTATACCCCATAATCCGATGGATATCCGGGTTGGTGCCTTGACTTGGGTATCCCTTAGCCCTAATCTGACACAGCGGTCGATATAGGCTTTGGTCGGCTCATTAACCTGGGCTGCAAAGTCGTCTCCCAGTTGAGTATTGATGATGTCCATCATTTTATCTACCTGGGTCTTGCTTAGTTTTTCTGTTCTTGGCATGTCACTCAGCATCTGGATAGCTAACCTGGCAGCATCTCTGACCTCAGTCCTCCAAGTATTATTCAGCACCCGGTAGTATTCAAGCATTATCTGATCATAATAGTTCATCTAAAGATAAATCTCCTGACCCTGACTCTGTTTCTACCAATATCGTACTCTGAAAAGCGTTCCAGACATCCGGCTAAGGCATCACAGCCATCGATATAGCCATCAGGATAAGTCAGGAACTGACTAATCAGGGTGGGAGTATCCTGCCCGTCAGGAAAGAGTATTTTGGCAGTTTCAATTAGCGTCTCTGTCCTCTCTATCCTCAGGTTCTTGTTTTCCTTGTTATCTATGCGCTTGATTCGGTGGGATATGGGAGGCAGGTGGTTATCGGTAGCCCAGCGGTCGAAGTCTGCCAGGATACGAGCTTGTCCATAAGTGGTCTCCATAGCTGCACGGAATTTGGCTCGATAGGTTCTGTCCAACTCCTGATAGGTATCATAGTAATAACGGAAGAACTTGGTATTCTCAGTCTGACGTATCCAGACATGCAGAACGTAAAATTTATTACCATCATAGCCAATGGAGATGACTGCCTTGTAACAGCCTTTCTCACCCCAAGCCGGGTCAGCGTAGAGCCAGACCCGTTTCATTTGAGTGTGAACTGGAAGCATTCTGTACTTGGTAAACCAGTGAAACTTGAAGATATTGCCTTCAATGACCGGCTGTCCCAACATCTCCCTTTGGTAGCCGGTATTGCCGAACTTGGCTTTCAGGTTAGGTAAGGTAACAGTAGGATACTGCTCTTCCCAGACTGATGTACCGTCAGGGTTCTCCAAAGAGAAGCGCAAAATCGCCTTTTGGTGGGTTTTCAGGACAGAGATGGCATTAGTATCCACTTCCGGCTGGTTTGCTTTGATTTCGTCTATGATTAAGTTAAGGAACTGGCATATGGCATAGTTTGGATGTACCAGGTTACCCAGCCAGATTACTTTACCGGGTTGTCCCGGGTCCAAGGCACCGGCAAGTTCCTGGGTGATCTTCTCCATCCTACGCTTGCCGATGGACTGGTTGCCCATGTTCTCTTCTTTATCGATATCATCACAGATCAACAGTCCGGGTCGTTTGGCAGTCTTGGGGTTGATAGTTCCCCGGTGAGACTGTTTGATGCTCCTGGCACGTATTCTGGTCTTGTTCTTGAGGTAGAAGTCCAGATCAAAGGTATCGACCGGCTGCAGCTCAGGGAAGTCAGATAATAGGCGTTTGTTGTTAATCAGCTCATGCAGAGTAAAGGCTGTCCGCTCCTGTCCCAGATCGACATCGGCAGCGGTGTGGATGATATACCTTTCACCTTTGATGATCTTCCAGATGGGATAGACCACACCCATGAGTACCGTTTTGCCCAACCCACGAAAACCGGTGATGCTGATGATGCCTGTGCTCTTATCAGACTCATTAAACATCGTCTCATGGGCTGGGCAGAAAGGTAATGTAAAGACATGGGGGAAGTAAATATGGCAGAAAAAGGAGAAAGCGTCCCAATCATCCCCTTTGGTTCTGGCTATCCGCTCTTCCTTAGCTTCTGGATTATCATCTATAAATGGCAAAACGGAGATCGTTTTTGAGGCGATCTCCGTCAGTGCCTTGTTATGCCTTTGAATGAACTTCTTAGGCATAACGGTCTGTAGGCTTGGGAGGGCTTAGGGGGTATCGGAGGGCTGTCATGATTTATCCATTGCGAATACGCAGATAATCAGCTAAATCCAGGACGATAGCCTGGAATTGCTTAAGTAGTGTCTCATAGCCTTTTTCGACCATGAAGTCAGTGGTTTGATCTAAAAACTTTACGATGTAGTCATTGAGTTCCTTGGCAGGTTCGTCATCCTTCTGGTTTTGCTTGATCAGAGATACCAAAGACTGCAGAGCGGTATCAGCCGGGTTCTTGGCATATTCCCTTAAGGCTTGGATTAGGGCTCGCTTGCGAGCTGTCCTGATCTCGGCATCGAGCTTGCGCTCCTCTTTGAACAGGCTATCCCAATTACCCGACTTGATCCACTTGCGGACGGTTATCTCTGACACACCAAAGATCACTGCGAGTTCGGAGGCATTAGTCTTACCATTCAGGTAAGTTTCCTTGCAGTTATCCTTCTTGATGCGGAACTCTTTGTCATTACTCATTGTGGGGTTGTACCTTGTGTTTCTCCAGATACCTGTTGATGTCATTGCCATGCACCCTTAAGGGACCACGGTCATTAACCCGATAAGCCGGAAGAGGATCGAGCACGTCCTTGATCATGCGGTAAACAGTGGTTCTGTCTACCTTCAAGGCTTCAGCTATCTCATCGGGTCGATAGTACCTGTCATTAAAGTCCGGCATGCTTTCCTCTTCCAAATTCAAGTCTTTTGCTGTGTTCATCATCTGTACTCCTTAGTCTGAGGTCAAAGTCAGTTGCCTTATCCTGCCCCAGTATTTTACAGGGCACTGAAGTTGAGGACGATCTGCTGGTAGTTGCCGGCTGCATCCCGTTCATAAAAGGCGACATACTGCTTGGTGGAGGTAACATTAATAGCCTGGTCAATCAGCTCCATCGCTTCTTTCCAGGTGGCATCCTTGATGTTGTATTTACGCAGACCCAGGATGCGGTACTTGGCGATTTCGCCTTTCTTATCGACCTGGAAGGCTTCATTGATGATGGCTCTGAGGTTGATATTGGACTCTGAAGTCCAGGCTTTCAGGCACTCATCGATCTTCTGCTTGGCAAGCTGCAGTTCCACACCGAACTGGATGCGCTCCTTGAACCTGATCTCCACCTTGTACTGCTCGTCAAAGCTGAGTAGGATGGCATTGCCCTTCCAGTGCAGACCATGTTTCTCAGCCATGAACTCGAGGTAGCCTTCCAGTTCCTCAAACAGCTTTTCCTTGTCGCTTTTGATGCGGTTGTGCAGGTTCTTGACCCTGTCCATCGTCTTACGGATAACCGTATCCTGCTTGAGGATTTCCGGTCTGACCATGCGCAGCGGGATTTCCCTGCCCTGAGAGTCGGTCTTGGTACGTTCTACAGAACCCTTAGTTCTTGGTTTCTTGTCTTGTTCCTTTTCCATGGGGAACCTCCTTATTAGTTTTCCTTTTATGTGATTTACGCTTCTTTTCAGGTTCGGGGGCGGAGGCGGCATCAGCTTCCGCGGTGGCTTGGGCATTCTTGTCGATATAGTATTGGAGCATGGCGATTACGGCTCTGCGCTCGGACTCGCTCAGGATGTTCCAGTGGCTTTTACGGTAATGGGTAATGATAAAGGTGCGCAGGTCGGTCTTAGTCCAACCGGCTCTCCGCATCAGAGAGTGCATATACATGCCTTGGGAGTCGTAGGTATATTCATCCGGGTATTCTTTTATACGTACCCGCATAAGGATCAGCTTGATTTCAGTGAGGGCAAGTTCATCGAGGGCGGTCAGGGATTCACCATAGCCCCAGTGCCCGATCAGTTGCTTGAGCTGGTCTTCAGACCAGTTGAACTTCCTGACCCGCAGGGCATGGATATCCTGCCGTAAATAGCGTTCTCTCTGTTCTTTCGTCATAGCAATACCCTCGTTTATAGTTTACTGAGCTTAGCGGATGACCCGGTAAGCTGAGATCTTGTTTAAGGCTCTGAGTTGGCGCAGGATGCCCTTGGTCACCTTTCTGCCTAACTTGGGCACGTTCTTACGGGAGATGACCACGTAGACATGGTGTCTCAGGTCGACCACCTCGATGGAGGCTAAGGCTTCCAAGTAGATATAGACCCACTGGCGGCTTTTCCCAATCACTTGGGCGATCTCCCGGATGGACTTGTACTTGCCTTGCTCCAGGATATCCAGGAGCTGGTGGGCGGCTTTAAGGTCGAAGGTCCAGCCCTTATAATGCTGATATCCCACTCTGGAGCTATAGCGATTATTCCTTATATAGATAGCAGGAGCTTCCTCTATCTGCTTGAGTTTCCCAATGGCTATCAGTTCAGGCAGATAATCCTCTACCGTAGCGATCTCCACTCCGGTCAGGGAGACCACCGTATCCACCCCGAAGGGACGGTTATACTGGTTAACGAAGTTGAGGATCAGCTCTTGCTTGGTCATGCTGTCCTCAGAGCTTTAAGTCAGCTTGGCTGCCCCGGCTTAGGTTCCTCAAATGCCCGATTTGCTCGACATAGTGGATCAGCTTCATAGCTTTTCTGAGGTTGCCGGTGGAGTTGAAGTGGACATAGTCAATTACATCAGGGGCGAAGGGCACCTCCAGGATATCTTTGCAGATCTGCCCGATGTCCTTCTTGGAGAGCGGTGTAAACTCATAAAATACGTTGCATCTATCGAAGTAGTACTCATTGATCTGGTTGAGCCTGTCCTTGGCATTCTGCATCCCGACCAGGATCACCACCGCAGTGGTCTCATCTACGATATCTCGTATTGCGCCTAAGAGTTGGGGATAACGGAAGGCATAGTCGATCTCATCGATGATGATCACTGTATCCTTCTTATCTTCCAACAGCATCAGGCTCTGCTTGAACAGGTTATTGGCGGTGCCGTAGGGGATGTAGTCTCCCATCCCGAACCTGGTATATAAGGTGGATAACAGCTCCACCGCGAAGGCTTTAGGTGTGGTGGTGGCTTCCAGACGCAGGTAGATGTAGCCTTTGCTGAACGCCATCCGCTTGGCATAAGTGGTCTTGCCCAGTCCGGGCTTGCCGTAAATCAGCCCCAGTCCCACCATCTCCAACTTGGGACGGTTGAGCAGGTAGCTGATGCAGTGATCTGCATAATGTACATTGTCGGTTCTAACTAATATTCCCTGTTTCATAACTCTCCTCCTTTAATCGAGTCCGATTATTTTCAGCATTTCCTGGAAGCTATGCGTTGCCACCAAGGAGTCGCTTTGCTCGGTCTGGTCGGTATCTTCATTTATAGTTGTCATGGTATTGATTGGGGGCTGTTCGTCCTCGGTCTGGCTCTCGGCTAAGAGCTTCTGTCCCAGCCGCTCGATCTCATCCTCAGGCTTGGGCTCGGGTGCCTGGATGAGAGGCTGGTTGACGAACAGGGGTAATTGGTCGGTCTTAATGGGGAGTGGTTTGACCTGGCGATCCACCGTCTCCTGGCTCTGCCGGATGAAGCTCTTGGTGTTGGTTGCCTTCTCCCGCTTTAGCTTCCTGATCTGGTTCAGTTCCTGGTTGAGCTCTTTATGCGCCACCGGCTGATCCATCGAGAGGTGAATGAAGGCATGCTGGGTGCGCCGGATGGCTGCCTGGCAGATGAAGTGGTCTGTTTTATCGTAGACCAGTATCCATCTGGCATCATTATAATCGTAGCGGATGATCACCGGCTGTCCGATATAGTCGATCAGGGCGGCATCCCAGTAGAGTTTACCATCTAAGTTGATACCTTGGTTACGGATGTTTTTACGTTCTGCCGTCAGCATCAGGAAGTTGAGCCGGCTGGGTTCAACTAACCTGTCTTGAGGTAGTTGGGAGGAGGAGAACACCTGCCAGGGTGTTCTGCCACCCAAGCCGGTATGGGGTGTCTCGCCATAAATATGGCGCACATAGAAGGCTATCAACTGCATGGCTTCCTCGACTGTGGGTGCTTCCCCTTGAAACATCTTCTGCATCCACTTCTCGTTACGCATCAAGGTTGCCGGCTTATCGGCAACATTGGAGCCCCTAAAAGTGCTGATAAAGCGTTCCAGTTGCTCCTGCAGGGTCTTGAAGAACCGCTCGATCACCTTGGCTTTGGCATTATAGCTCTCGGCAAAGGCGACCCCAATGTTCAATCTTGGGAAGATGCCTGCCAGTTCCTTCTCCAGGTCATGCTTGTCCCAGTTGTCATGGAACAGTTTCGCCTTGAAGGCTTTGCCATTATCTAAATAGACATACTCCGGCAAGGCTCCCCAGTTGAGGAACCCGTTGCGGAAGGCGGTCAGGATGTGCTGGCTATCCTCGGTGACGGCTAAGGAAGCTCCCACCGGGTAGCGGCTTGCCCAGTCCATGACCATAATCAGGGTCATGCGCACCGGTTTGCCGGTCTTGGGACTGATCACATCGAAGGCTAAGGTATGCCCGTCCGCCACCCAGACACTGCCGACTTTCAGGACAGAGTCGTCTCTGAGGATGGTTTTGATGATGTTCTCCGAGACATACTTACTGCCTTTGCGGGCTTGAGCCCACTCTGCCGGGTGTTCGGCTATCCAGTCAGTGCACCAGCGTTTGAGGGTCGGCAGGCTGGCAGGTGACTCACACAGCCCCAGCCGGGCTGCCGCTTTCAGGCTTTGGATGGCGGAACCGACCTTGATGTTGTTAGGTCCAAGCAGTTTGCTGAGCAGGAAGCTCTGTTCCAGGTAAGTGACCTTGCGACCCCGGTTCTTGTTCTTGCCTTTGTGCAGCATGGCATACATGTCCTGCTCATTGGCAATGAACCGCTCCAGCCAGCCGCGTAAGGCTCGCTCGTTGCGTTTGCCTACGATCTCGTATAGCTTAGGCACTAATACCTTATTATTATAGTCATACGTGATCAGCTTCCACTCGGCAGTCCGGGAATCGCAGGCATTGAGCCTGGTCTGGACTGCGCTGCAGAACTGACCGAACAGCCTGGCTTCCTCGGCATAACGGTGCGAGATGAAGTCCAGAGGTCGCAGATCCAGGTAAGCTGGCTCCCTCTGCTCTTTATATGGTAAAGTGGGTTTGACTATGGGTAAGGGGACTTGAGTCTCGGCTGCAGTTTGCCGTTCGGGGGGATTGGGCACCTTTTCGGCTTCCGAGTCCTCGATCAGGATCGCTTTCAGCTTGCGTTCGGGATTGGCACTGACATAGTCGAGGACTTCCCTGTAAAAGCTGTCATACTGCTCCAGGTTGATGTCATACAGCTTCATGTCCGTCCTCCTCGGGCTGGATCTCCTGATAGCCGTAGACCAGGGCGCTGTTGATAGTACGCTCCCCGACCTCGACCTTGCGTTCAATGAACTCGCCAGGCTCCATACCTTTATTATTACAGTCCTGCATCTCCAGCGTCAGCAGAGCCGGGTCAGGCAGCACGAAGGTCTTGTTAACCTTAGCGCTCCCTATATGTACCTGTTCCTTATATGTGAGCAGTTGCTCCCGCTGGATATACCGCCAGACTGTCCTAATTGAGCAGCTCTTAAGTTCAGCCACTCGTTCCACAGTCAGCCAGACGGCTTTGATCTTCTGTTTCGACATTAACAGTCCCTCGTCATATTTACCTACCACTGTGACAACCACTGTGACAGATTTCGGTGTCACAGTGCTCCGTTTTTGCCGTGTCACAGTGCTCATCTCGGTGTGACAGGTGATAAGTCCTCTCGGATAATGGATTTTACCCCGTTTGGAAGGGTGAGTGTCACAGTGCTTGTCACACTGCCTGTCACAGTGGTCACTTTTTAGGGTGTCACACTGCTCGGTCGCAACCACCTGTTTTTGTGTCGCTTGCAT